TAGTAGGTAACAATGCGGAGAGACACTTCGGGTCGGCGAAGTTGAGGTCGGTTTTCCACTTAATCCATTCTAGAAGGGTGGGTAACGATTTTCCTGGGTTTGCATTCCTTCCCTTCCCTCCCCTCCGGGCCTCCCCTCCTAACCCATCCTAACCCTAACCCGCCTAATTGCCTAATTAAATTAAGCAACAAAAGTACGAGCCCTGATGCTAAGGTTAAGGTTTTTATGAAAGCACGTTTCTGGATTCTCACTATTCCACATGCCGACTATTTACCATTCCTTCCCAACTGTTGTGTCTGGATCCGAGGACAGCTCGAGCGAGGATCTGCTACCGGATACCTACACTGGCAACTTGTGGTGGGGTTCAAACAACAATGTAGATTGGCAACACTCAAGCGAACTTTTGGGGACTCCTGCCACGCCGAGCCCACCCGGTCGAATGCCGCCGACGATTACGTTTGGAAGCCTGAGTCTCGAATCGATGGCACTCAATTTGAACTCGGAGCTAAACCTATGCGCCGCAATGACTCTCGAGATTGGGACGCCATCAGAGATGCAGCTAAACGAGGGGACTTGGAGACTGTCCCGTCGGATGTATTCGTGCAGCATTACCGGTCCTTGCGCACAATCAGTGCAGATTACGCTGAACCTGTTGCGATTGAACGAACTGTTCATGTTTACTGGGGACCCACTGGAGTTGGGAAAAGTAGAAAAGTTTGGGAGCTGGCAGGTGAAGACGCCTATCCTAAATGTCCTAACTCCAAGTTTTGGGATGGCTATCGTGGTCATACGAATGTTGTCATTGATGAATTTCGTGGACGAATTGATATCTCACATATCCTCCGATGGTTCGACCGTTATCCAGTTCTGGTTGAAATTAAAGGAAGCTCAACTGTTTTACGAGCACAAAACATCTGGATTACCTCAAACTTGGATCCGCGGGAATGGTATACCGATTTGGACGAATTGACAAAACTGGCTTTATTGCGTCGATTAAATGTAATTCACTGCCCCTTGGCTCTTTATTAATTTAAAAGTCTTTGAAATAAAGTCGTGCATTGTATGCATAGCTAGCAATATTGTCTGTGATCAGCGTTCCAAATGCGTCGTATGGTGTAACATACAGTGTCCAATTCAATTTGCTACTCTTTGGTACTACAGCTGAATTGGTAGAATACTGTAATTTCTTATTCTTCAATGGTATGTTAATTGAAATAATCTTTGAAGTTTCTCTTGAATAATTAGGCAAAGTCGTTGGACCAGAAAAAGTGGTTGTTTGACTACTCCATTTAACAAACTTTTGGTAAATAATCTTGTATGATCCTGTGTCGATGTTATCCAACATCTTGTTTCCTGATTCTCCTTTCCATATAGTCGGTGCTGGTGTTACTCCTGTAGTGAGTGGCGCAAGAATCAAAACTCTATAGGTCACATTTGGACGGTCTTGTTTGTTAAATAACTGCATCTTGATGTTCAATGACTTTGCACGAATCGTATCTCCAATTCTTTGATTGTCCGATGCTCCTTGAGAAGTCTGTAGCATGTTTATTGCGTTTCCTGTAATAGTTGTTGTATTGTGGAATATATTCACGTTTTCGTCTGCAAATTGTCTATATTTTGTCTCAGACATTCCCAACACAGCTTGCAGAACTGATCGTTTGATCGCCTTTTTAGACATGCTAGACTTGCGACTACGACGCTTGCTGCTAGAAGAACGCTTGCTGCTACTTTTACGTTTCGGCATGAAATTTTAACGTGCTTGTTTGAGCCACTATAGGCGTGTTTATATGTGCCTAGTGTCTCATGTCTCTCCGCTCTAGTAGGTAACAATGCGGAGAGACACTTCGGGTCGGCGAAGTTGAGGTCGGTTTTCCACTTAATCCATTCTAGAAGGGTGGGTAACGATTTTCCTGGGTTTGCATTCCTTCCCTTCCCTCCCCTCCGGGCCTCCCCTCCTAACCCATCCTAACCCTAACCCGCCTAATTGCCTAATTAAATTAAGCAACAAAAGTACGAGCCCTGATGCTAAGGTTAAGGTTTTT